ATTTACAACCATCACCATAGTGCCTGTGAGGTGGTTGTAGTGAAAAAATTCAGTTCCCTTCCAATTCTTGAAGGTAGTTGCTGTTGAGATTTCTGGTGTGTTCATGGTGTATGTTTTTTGTTGAGGCAAATGTAAAATCTTATTTTTGATTTCACAAAACAAAAACAAAGAAAAAAAGCAAGCCACCAGCGCAAAAAATCTCAACTCGCTGATTTACAATGCGCTTATTTTTGCGCTCGCACAATCGCAGCCCCAACGATTAGCCCGAATCCGAACTTGGCCGCGTTAGTTTGCCACCACTTTTTTGGCGGTTCGGACACGATTATGTTGCTCATTCCGGTAACCGTTACATAAGGGTTGTCAATACCCAGCCGAACAACCTTATCGCGCTTACGCCAAATAAAGCCTTTACGCAGCGTATCTCCGATTGCAACGGTATAAGATACCGGAATCACAATCGAGTCCAACTGAAGCCGCCCCAAGCGGTTAATCGAGCCACCTATCTCGAGCCACTTACCCGGCCTGTGGAAGTATCGCGGTAATCGCAAGTGCGGAAAGCTGTCGATGTACACGGTCTCGCCAAGTTCGAATTGCGTTACCACCTTTGTCTTCGTTTGGTAGCGCACCACCACTTCGGGCTCACGCAGCTCCAAGGCTCTGAGCTTGGTGCCTGCCGCTGCGAGCTGCACACCTTGGGAGTACATCTTCGCGCTGTCTCTCGCGATGCGCACGGTGTATTCACTATTGAGCGAATCCAGGTACATCGCATTGCTTTCGGCTTCGCCTAATGCCGCGCAAGTGCGCATTAATAGCAGCAATAAGAATAGGCATATTGCCAACAGGCTTAAGGTGCTGATGTTGCTTTGCTGCATCTTATAAGTTCATTAAGTCGTTTAAGATAGGTACTCTTATCGCGAAGCTCGTTGAGCAATATATCGCCCGCCACCTTGATCGGCATCGATTTCTCGGCTATGTAAACCGATAGCACCTTAACGAGTCGCTCATCGCATTCACAATCGGTAACTGGTAGGTTGCTCATAATTGCCGCGTTGCTTTTTTGACTAATAACCGAATCACGCTATCGAGCTTATCCACGCTGTCCTCGAGCATCTTCATCACCCCATCGCGCTCTTGGTCCGTTGCCCAGCTGTGTTCATTTAGCATCTTCACCAAGCCGCCAATCGATGTCAATGGCTGGCGTAATTCATGCGATAGGGTGAATCTGAACTCTTCGAGCAGCATCTTTTGCCGCTCGTATTCATGGCTGCTTATCGTTGTTACATCGACAAGCTGAATGCCGATGAAGTGAAACATATCGACAATGGCGTAAACATTCCACATATTATAACGCTCGGAGCTAATCTTCTGCTTGGTCTTCGCATAAGCACGAATCGGCTCGGGCGATTTGCTTTGCGCCTTGCGAATTGCAGATAGCAGCTCATCGCGGTCGCTGTCTTGCGCTGCGATGTCGAGTATGTTAACAGGCTTAATGTGGCTCGAGTACTCTCTGAACAGCTCGTTGCTTGTGACTATTCGCCCATCCTTATCTGTAATCACATAGAAGAGGTCAATACTTGACTCAAGGATGTGCAGCGATGCCATGCTGCAAAGATACGTTAAACCGAACGTAAATCACTCAAGAAAGCACGCCATGCAGGCACGCATCCGAGCGCATATTTAATCGTTAGCAACATCGTAAATGTAAGCACGATGCCATTTGCGAGTATATCGTAGTTCATAGGCGTTTGCATTTCAGGCTCATTTCTTACAGCGTGAGATTTTGGGATGTAATACGTGGCGGCTGGGTACAAAGATACATCACATGGCTGAATTGTATCAAACGCGGTTAATACTTTCGGCTTTGGCGGCTGCGCCATCACTGCCTGAAAGCTCTCGCGGTTCGCTTGCTGGAATGAGGTGTCGGCTTCGGGCGCATGCCATTGCATGTCATCGATGTTCACCTTATTATGGCGAACTACCTTGATCGTGTCTCTTCTAATCTGTTGCATCGCTTTTGGCTTTGGGTATATATCCTGCGGCTATTAGTGCTGCAATGATGGCTGTTAATGTTTCGGCTGTTATCACTTTGAAGATTAGCAAAAAGATGGATACCAGAATCATGAGCGACCCGATTGTGCTGCGCCAGTGCTTAACAATCACATCGAGTATTCGCCTTGGTTTGGTAGGTCTTCGTGCCATGCCTCAATATACGCGCAATCCCTTGCAGCGTTTGGGCAACGTGGGGCTAAATGTTACAAAGTGAGAAATAGAGATTTGCCTCGTCTCTGCGCCTATTGGTCAGCCCTTGCAGTGCTTTGCCGCCTGCCTTGTTCCACTTTAGGAATTCATCAAGGATGCTCGGGTCGGCATTGTTCACCTTTGCCTTTTTTAGCAGCGTTGATTTGACCAACGCACCAGTGCCTACGTTGTATGCGAAGCACACCAGTGCATCGAATTGGCATTGGTTAATGTTTGGCAGGTGCTTATTAACCGCTGCTTCGAATGGCTCGAGCGTAGCGAGTAGCAATTGCGTTGCTTCCTTTTCTGATGTGAGCTTTTCGCCGAGCATCACCTTCTTACCGTTCGGGTAGCGTGTTGAGCCGTAGCCAATCGTGGGTACTGATGCCGCACATAGGTAGCTCGAGAGCCTCAATCCCTCGTATTTCTTAATCAGATTAAGCCCGAGAATTGAGGTTGAGCGCATTATAAAACTTCGTATTGAGCCACAATGTAAATATATTGATAGAAGTATGCAGAGGTTGTGCTCTGAACACTAACAGAGCATTTATCGTTTGTAGTATCAGCACTTAAATCCCAAGAAACTAATTCGGTAGGGTCAGCGTTATGCGCTACAATACCGAATAACTGCTTAGCCAGCGTGAAATCAGAGGCTACTGGCAGCGTTAAATTGAACGCTCCTGTGGTTTCGCCTGTGTCCAAAACAACCTCCAAATAGTAGCTGCAATTTACTACGTTATCCACACGTTGGTAGAATGCCTGAATAGGTGTTACCACCACATTGTTGGTCTCATCAGATACGGTAGGCGTAAAACTGCCGCTCTCGAATTGCGGCATACCGCTGTAAATATTCTGCACTTCGATTTGCTTAGAAGTATTCGCGCTGCTATCCACGATGTACATCACATCGGTTGGGTCTGCTGTTGGTAGTGCTGTTAGGTCGGTTACTTTTACGCCTGCCATATTAAGTGCTTTTGGTTAAAGCAAAGGTAATGATTCTTTTGGAATATATTCAATCGCTGGCAATTCCTTAACCCAGTCAATGGTTGTGCTGCTCACCTCTTCTTGGCTTATTACCCAATTGTCGTTAGCATCTTGAATAGGGTTAAAGGTCATATCAGCGACATATTGAACGCCTCTTAACTGCTCGGCTTGTTCGGGTGTGATTTGGTAAACTATTGTCATACTTGTCTGCCTAATGTGGTTTGAAAGGTTTGAATAGTACTGTAAAGATTTGAGGCATCGGTATTGGTCATTGATGCAGAACCACCCAATACTCCGAATGCTATTTGATGAGAGCAAAAAAATGTAGCAGTGCCACTATTATTTGTAGCACCAAAATAAAAGTTAAATGCCGGAAGATTAGTTGTTGAAGCCGTTGTAGTTCCTAAAGATACGCCATTACGATAAGATTCATTAAACGTGCTGCTTGTTCGCCGACTAAAAAAGAAGCCTGTTGATGGGTTTGCAGTGTAGATAATTATGTTAGCAGAAGCAATTTGTATATTTCCATTAGATAAATTTTGAAAAGCCCTTGTAGTATTGATGAAAGTAAATGAACCATATACTTGCAACCCTGCCGTATTATTTGTTCTTATATAAGCCCCAAAACAAGCATTATTAACATTAGTTTGAGTGTTAAAATTGTAATATGTATCAGCATAAGCATTAGTACCATTTGGCAAAGCGCCATTAGCTGAATGTGTCCACCCCCCGATAAATCCCAACCTAAATGCAGCATTGGTATTGGCAGGGTTTTTAAGGTTATACATGTGAGTGGTAGCAGTTCCGCCAACAAATGGATAAATAGCATCGAGCTTGCTCCAGATACCTTGCGATTTTAGGCTCGTTACAAGTGTGCAAATAGCCGAAACAATGGTCGGGTTTGTTATCCCAGTTGCAATCAAGAAAGCATTGCCATCTGCATCGGCGCATAATGGTGAGCTATAAACATAAGGATTAACAATGAAGCTCATGCGTAAGTGCCAATTAATGCAACCTTCAATCCTGTTGCCGTTCCATTGCCTATCTGGTCGATGTCGATTGTCATCTCGGCATCATCAGCCAAAGCCGTGTCACTTATAACAGGCGGCGTTGCAGCCGTTGTACTTGTCTTTTCAGTGTTGTCAATGGTTATCTTGGTGCTCAATATGCTCGTGCCAGCCTCGTTGATATCCACCGTGAAAATATTTCCGCTCGTTTGCGCTGTGGTTAGCGATGCCCGAACTGCTGTAAGTGTTACCGCCCTCGGCATTCTGAATGTAATCTTTGCATTGCCCGCCGTTAATGCCGTTGTTTCATCCGATGCAGCAACCACAAGCTCAAAAGGTAAGGCAGCCAGCGAGGCATCTCCACGAACATATTGAGCCGTAGTACCATTCGCTGTGATTGCAATCGCTGGGGTGGTAGTGGGATTGCTTACGTTTACCGATAACGCAGGGCTTGCAGGGCTTGGAACGGTTGCGCTTACGGTTGTAACCGTGCCATTGGTCAGCGTTGGGAAGGTTGCCAAACTGCCATCGCCTCTGATGTATTCTGAGGTCGTTCCTGTTGGCGTGTTGAATTTACCATTAAACGTACTCCAATCAGTTGAGCTCAATGCGCCTCTATTGCTTGCGCTTGCAGTTGGCAGATTGAATGTATGGGTACCAGTTGCCGAGCTAATGGCGAAGTCCGTGCCAGTGCTTCCAACAGCAAAGGTCTGCACTTGGTCGGTTAATCCGTTCAATGCCGTTATGCCTGTGCTGAATGTAGTTAGCACTTCGCACAAGTGATTGTCCTCTGTGTGAAGCGTGATAGTGCGTCCGCTGCGATCAACATACACCACAATCGCAAGCCTATCCGTTACCGTTAACGCTGTGCTCGGCACTGCAAGTGAAGTCGAATAAAGGTCAATCGCTGTGCCGTTGGTAATGCCTTCAGGTGTTGCACTCGATGAAGCAATCAATGTAAAGGCAGCACCATCGTATTTGAATAACTCAACGTAGAATTGTGGGCTACCTCCGCCTGATGAAGCACTGAAATACAGCTCAAAGTTCCACGCCCCTGCCGGTATGTTTAAGAATGCCGGGTCACCCGCATCAGTGATGAATCGCTGCATGACTTGGAAGCCGATGCCAGTTGTCAATTGAAAGTCGGTACCCGCTCCAATTATTGCAGTGCGGCTCATCTGATAGTACGTATTGCCAACGAATGCGCCTTGATTAATAGAGCCGTTGAGGTAGTAATTAACCGAAGCACCACCGCCTGCACCGCTTTGGCTGTTGGTA